GGCACAGCGCGGTGCAGCGGATCAACGACGTCATGGTTGCGCGGCAGAACGCGCTGGCGCCGCCGGAGCAGCCGGGAGGTGGTCCATGAGCGAGATGGTCGAGCGGGTGGCGAAGGCGATCGCCAAGTGCGCGCCCGCCATCGATCAGCGAGCACCATATGCCAAAATCATGATGCTCGAGGCGGCGAAGGCGGCGATCAAGGCGATGCGCGAGCCGACCGAGGCGATGATCGAGGCAGGGCAGGAAGGGGAGCTTGGCAGAGCGGAGTCCGTGGAAATGATTTACACGGCGATGATTGATGCCGCGCTCGCGCCGCCGGAGCAGCCGGGAGGCGCGCCATGAGCGACGGGCAAAAGGCCACCGTCACCGCCGCCATCAAGAGGTTATTGTCGAAGCGTCATGTGGAAGCCGTAAACGGCCTGACCAGCGGCTACATGAGCAGGCTCGGGATCGTCCGTTACTTACTGGACCTCGGTATCGCGGCGCATAATGAGAAAACAAAAGGTAAGGCTCCTGGGCTTACACCAACCGAGTGGGACGCCGAGTTCTTCGCAAGCTACGTGCGAAATAACCATTTCACACGATATATGAACACTGACGAAGGTGTGGTGAAGCCGGAGCAGCCGGGAGGATCATAATGACGGATCGGTGGGCGAAAAGCCGTCTGTTGAATGACAAGCTGAACGTCAGTGAAGCGGTTGCACGCCTGGCGTATGGCGATAAAAAAGTTGTCGCCCGTGTCAGGCGCTTTCGCAAACGCGCCAAGGCAGATCCCGATCTATGGATCCGGCTGTATTCTGAAACAAGTCCGTATCTGTGGTTGATGTCCGATGTCCGGTGACCTTGACGCATTCCTGAAGAGCGGCACCCCGCCGGAGGCATCGCCACCAACCTCCACGGACGGCGGCACAGCCGTGCCAGCAAGTGGTACGGGTGATGTAAAGTCCGACGCGGGAAAGCCCGACCCAGGTCAAGTAGCGCACAAGAATGCGACACCCGCGAAGCCGGCCGCCACGCCGGACCCGGACGACGACGCGGAGCCGGGCGATCCGGAGCCGGGCCAGCCGATCGTCCCACGCACGGCTTACGAGAAGGAGCGGGCCAGGCGGCAGAACTGGGTCGAACGCGCCAGCCGCGCCGAGGCCGAGCGGGACGCGCTGGCGAAGCAGCTTGAGGACGCGAAGAAAGGCCCGCCACCGCCACCACCACAGCCGCTGCCGCCCATCGACCCGGCGACGGACCCCGAGGGCTACACGCGCCGGATGCGCGGCGTGGTGCTGAACGAGCGCCTGAACACGTCCGAAATGATGGCGCTGGACAAGCACGGCAAAGAGGTCATCGACCGCGAGACCGATTACTTCAAAAAGCGCGGCGAGGCCGAGCCGCGATTGTGGGCCGAACTGTATTCGCAGCCGCACCCCTACCAGTGGATGATCGACAACAACGCTACGGCGAGGCTGCACGAGGAGATCGGCACGGACCCGGCGGCGTATGAGGCGAAGATACGGGCGAAGATCGAGGCCGAGCGGGGCGCCGATCCGCCGCCGGTGTCCCCGGTTGCCGGGATGCCGCCGAGCCTCGCGAACGCGCGGAGCAGCGCGCCACGGGGGATGAACGGGTTTTCGGGGCCAATGAGTATGGATGATATATTGAAACGACCGGAGAGGCGACGGTAGTGTCCGGGTGGTGGAATCAGTTGATGGCGGGATTCACGGGTGCCGATATGGCGTCCGCCCGCAATACGCTGTTCCCACCCGACGATCCTTCACAAATCTGGCGTTCTGACAACCCGGTGGGCACCGAGACGTTGCAGAGCGTCGGAATGCCACGACCAACGACCTACGCCGGCCCGGTCGGCCAGTATATCGATCCTTCGACCGGGCAGATGACGGCACAAGGTCAGGCGCGGATGACGGACAATCCGGCGCTCGGCTTCGATACTGGCGGCATTGGTGGAATCACTCGTCGCGTTGCCCTCGCGCCGGGAGAGTTGGATCGTATTTCGACCCGGATACCTTGGGCCAAACCGTCAAAGGGAGCCGAACCGCCGCCGGACCCGCACGCCTCGTCGGATCTGATTGTTGGAATCGACAGTTCGCGCGCCTCGGGCGACGCTTTCGGAAAGAACGCGGAGCATATCGCCGGCTATTCTGACATCCCGACGCCAATGGCTGATCCCGAGGGCCGCACGCAGGCACTTATTGCTCACGCTCGCGACAATCTCCTTTACCTGCACGACAGCATCCCGCCAGAGATTAGGGATCGATCGAAGCTGTGGTACGACGGGGCCAACGTTATCGCGAACCGGTTTGGCGGCGAGTATGGCGTGTCCCCGTCCCAGGCTGGCGGATCGCTCGCCGCGCTTAGTCCACAAAAGGACTGGTTTCAAAACGTAGACCTCGCGAAACGCCTGCTGGACATTCGGCGGGATCAGGGTGGAACGGTCGCGACGCCTGAGATGATGGCCCAGTTCGACCGGTTCATCGCCGGGCAGAAAAAGCCGGAAGTGGCCGATCTTCTTAGGCAGCGGGTGGGAGAGTTCGCCGGCACGCCGCTGTCGGAAATTGAGAGCCCGGCGGCGCGGGCGTTGTGGATGCGGGCGTTCGATGAAGCGCATAACCCACGTGGCTACCGGTTGGTGACCCCCGAAGGGGACTTCGGTGGCCCGGTCGTCAATCTCGATGGGAGCCCGCGTAAGGTTGGGTGGGGGTCGCTCGATGAAATCGCCAAAGCGGTCGGCGCGGCGGAAGCCCCTGACCTGTCCACGATCAGCCGATTGATGGGTAGCAACCACAAGGTCCGCAATTTCTACAACAACATCGTCTCACCCAACGCTCAACAGGGGGATGTGACGATCGATACGCACGCTATCGCGGCGGCGCACATGCGCCCACTGGCCGGCTCTGATCGGGAGGTCGCCATCGGCCTGGGTTTGAGCCCCGGCGCGGAACATGCCGGAACCGGCTCGAAAGGACTTTATGGCGGGTATGCCGAGGCATACCGGCAGGCCGCCGCGCAACTGGGGATATTGCCGCGCGAGTTGCAGTCGATTACCTGGGAAGGTGTTCGCGGGCTTTACTCCGATGTGCTAAAGAGAAACAAGGATTTTACGGGCGGCATCAATGACATCTGGACCCAGTACGGAAATGGACGGCTCACCGGGGCAGACGCCAGGGCGCGATCAGTCAACGCTGCGGGAGGAATTGACCCGCCTGAGTGGTGGCAGCCCGGTGCTCGATGACATGCTGAAGAACAACATCCCGTTGACCCGCGAACACTATCTCGCGCTCGCTTATGGCGGCGAACTGCCCGACCCATGGACGGCGGAACATGAACTTGAGGTTCCTGGGCCGTTTCAGGTTCGTTTGCCGGAATAGGTGACCGACCTCGCCATCCTGACCGCCCGCGTATGTCCGTTCTGCGAAACTGAGCCGGACGACGATGACATGATGTATCTCGTCAATGCTCCTGGCGGGTTCGGGATGCCCGAGATGTGGGCGTGCTCTGTCTGTATGCGAAAGGCTGAACCGGGGTCGAAACTCGCGAGCCTTCGGGACGGCATTTACGCGAAGGACTTCCGGTCTGATGACTGACCTCGCCACCCTGACCGCCATCCTCTACGCCGCGCGCCTCCAGCGTCGCGTCCCGGAGACCGAGGCGGAAAAGCGGGCCACTATCGCCGCCTGCCTCGCCGATGCTAAACTGATCGCGGCCGCCGTTCGTGAGGATGAGGCCGAGCCAGAGCAACCGCCGCCGTCGCCGGGCATAATCGGGCGTATCGCGGACGCGAAGGCAACCCGTCGCCGGGGTTGATACGGGCGCTGGGCACCGCTGGCCCTTAAGCAGCGTGACCCCGTCGCCGGGGGACTGATCGGGCGTTGAGCCGTCGCCGGGCTTTATCCGGGCGTCGCCGCTTTCTCAATCGAACCGTGCAAACTCCCCGTGGAGACGCTTGGCCGCTGCCGTGTAGGCGGCATGTGCCTCTTCCTGGGTGCTGAAGGTGCCGAGGTAATGAGCCTTGCGACCAAGCATGATATGGGCTGCCCAACGTCCTGTTTTGGCGTCTTGACTCGCGCCCTTCAGAATACCCACACGGCGCGTTCGTCGGTTTCGGTTGTTCTCCGCTCGCGTGGCCGGTCGCAAATTGCTCCAGGCGTTGTTCGACGGAATACCGTCGATATGGTCGAGGACATCAGCGGGCCATTCTCCCGTGACGTGCAGCCAGATCAGGCGATGTGCCTGATACGCGATATCATGCAGCCTTACCGACAGGTAGCCGTATTGACCATCAGGGCACCCCGCCGGTTTGCCAGCAAAACGCTTGTTCACACGCGGCAAAACGTCGTCGCGGCGTCGCCAGAACAGCAGCCCGGTCATCGGGTCATAGTCCAAGGCGCGTCTGACCATCTCAGCGGTGAGTCGGTCAGGGGGGACAGCGGTTTTTATCGGCATGGCCATATGAATAGCACTGCGCCAACCCGAGAGAAAGCGAGTTGTTATCAACTCGACGCTCTAGGAATGTAATCGTATGGCCGATATGAACGTAACCCCAGCACGGGCGGGCTTAACGCCGCTCATCTGGGACAGCGATTTTTTCACCGAGTACGTCCGCAAGAACCAGTTCGCGCGCTACATGGGCACGACCATGGGCGCGATGATCCAGGTCCGCGAGGATCTGACCCGCAAGGCCGGTGACACCGTCGTGTTCCCGACCGTTCGGCGTCTGGTCGGCGCTGGCGTGAGCGGAAACACCGTCCTGGAGGGCAACGAGGAAATCCTCAACGCCCGGAGCCTCAATCTGGTCGTGTCCGCGTTCCGGCACGCCGTCGCCGTCTCGGATTGGGACGAGCAGAAGTCCGTCATCGATCTCCGCGAGGCCGCCAGGGAAGCCCTGATGGTGTGGGAACTGGAGAAGATGCGCAACGACATCATCACGTCGCTGGAGGCGATCACCGCCGATAACAACGTGCAGGTGTCCTACGCTGCCGCTACCGCCGGCCAGCGCAATACCTGGATGGTGAACAACGCCGACCGCGTGCTGTTCGGCGCCTCGAAATCGAACGCGGTGTCCGGCGTCATGGCCACGGCGCTGCTGACGGTGGACAACACCGCCGACAAGATGACGGCCGCCATTGTCACGTTGGCGAAACGCATCGCCCGCACCGCGTCCCCGCGCATCCGGCCGATCAGCGTCAACGACGACGAAGAATGGTTCGTGATGTTCATGCCGTCGCTGCCGTTCCGCGACCTCATGCAGGACCCGGTGATCATCAACACGTTGCAATACGCGTGGGATCGCGGCCGCGACAATCCGTTGTTCACGGCTGGGGACATTCTCTACAACGGCGTGATCATCCGCGAGGTGCCAGAGATGCCGATCATCGCCGGGGCGGGCACTGGCGGCATTGACGTCGCGATGTCGGCGCTGTGCGGCGCGCAGGCTTTGGGCGTTGCGTGGGCGCAACGGATGAAGAGCACGACGAACGTACGCGATTATTCGTTCTTCCATGGAATCGGAATTTCCGAAATGAGGGGTATCGGGAAGTTGCGCTTTGGTGTTGATCCCACGGTAGACACAACAAAACCCGTTGACGCAGGCATCGTGAGTGTATGGACGAGTGCTGTTGCGGACGCGTAACGAGTAAAATGCTAGATGTCACCGTGGCTCAAAATCGCGGTGGCGCTCGCGCCGTTGATGCTGGCCGCGTTGATCGGCATCGCGTGGAACAACTCGCATTCCATGGCGGTTCTCGGCGCGCGGCTGGACGACAACGTCAGAGAACTCGATCACCTGCGCGATCTGGTCGAGCAGCTTATCCGCGGGCCGCGTCAACCATGAGGAGAGACTGAAATGGCAACGAAACCGCATAGCGCAACCGAGACGATCCATCACACCGGGCGGTCGAACAGCGTCACCGGGGCGGCGTTCGTATCGCCTCACACGACCGAGGAACTCACGCAAATGGCGGCGGGATCGGTCGGCGCGCAGATCATCCTCGACTACAACGGTTCGGGATCACTTGGCGCGCGTGGTGGCGCGGGTGCGACGATCGAGGAAAACACGATGGCCAGGGACGCGCACATGGTCGCGTTGGGCCTTGATCCCGTGAACCCCTCGGGGCCGCCCGCGGCGCCAGACCCAGCGGGGGCTGTCAGGGCCGCCGGGGCGCCCGTTGGCCGCGCCACGCGCATCTCCAGCCTCGCGGCTGGCATCATTACGGGCGATCCGGGCACCGTCCCGCCTCCTGGTGGAAGCAACGGAACCGGCGGCACGACGGCACCGGTCAACCGGGACGTCCCCCATGTCTCGCAGGCGGGCGACACGCTGAACTGCACAATGGGGAATTGGGAGGGTGAGCCCACGAGTTACGGCTACCAGTGGAAGATTGACGGGGCGGTTGTCGGCACCGATGCCGCGACCCACACGGTCACGGCCGCCGACGTCGGCAAGGTCGCGACGTGCGTCGTGACCGCCACGAACGCGCATGGATCAACCGCCGCGCCGCCGTCGAATGAGGTGACGATCGCCGACCCGGCGACGGGCGGACAGTCGCGGTCGAAGCGGTAGCGAGCGGAGGCAACACCATGCCGGCGACAGCGACGGGACGGGGGGCACAGGTCATTCTCGATGGCGACGCGCAGCGGGCGGCGCGCGGAGCGTATGCGAACACTTACGTGGCGAATGCCAGATTTCTCGAAGATATGGAGATCGCGGGCCTCGTCGCCGATAGTGATACCACTTCTGACGGCACCACGAAGACGCGGCTGCCAGCCAATGACTATCTGTTAGGCCCGGCGGACTCAGGTACAAAGCTGCAACAAAGCACGCGGTTGCTGACTTCAGTTTCAAGATTGGCCGCCGCCGCGCGCACCAACAATCGATACCTGCTTCCCGCCATGACATCGCCGCCGACCGTGACCGATAGCACGACGGCGGACGGAACGCTGACGCTCATGATCCCGTGGAACGGCGGCAATTCGTATCTGGCCTACACGGGCACGGGGCCATTTAACTATTGCGGTGGTCTGACGCAGCCTGACGCACTGGGATCAAATAAAGCGCCCTCTGTTTATTACGGCACTGTCGCGGGGTCGCCGGTCAACACCCAGGGCGTGACCTACGTCGAAACCGTCGTGGATGCGGCGAAGGTCCAGTTTCAGGTGTTCGCGTTTGGCGGCCAAAGTCAGTATCGCGTCATTGTCAACGGGCAATATGTCACGTTTACCGCGAAAGTCATCGCGGCCACTGGTCCCAACTATATCACGGTGGACTTCACTTCGGTCGGTGGTCGCGCGTCTCGCAACGTCACGCTGGAGTTTGTGAACTGCGACTTTGGCGAGTTTACCAGGGTCAGGCCGGTCGAAGGGATATCCAGGCCGCCTGGCAAGCCGGTTCGTATGTATGTGCAAGGTGATAGCATTACTGCTTATGGCGGAACATCAGTCCCGAACATTGGGAACAATTTGGTCAATCGCCTTGGTGCTTATCTCGGTATTCGTGACACCTGGGTCGGCGGCGTTCCCGGCACGGGATACATCAACAACGCGGCTAACACGCAGACCACCGCCATTCAACGTGTGCCTGACATCATCTCGGCGCGGCCAGATATCATCGTGTCGTTGAATGGCCACAACGACGCTGCGTTCATGACCTCGGCCGATCTTCAGAAAGGCGTGACGCAGTGGTTGACCGCGTTGCGGAGTAATCCGGCGACGGCATCCGCGCCGATTGTCATGTGCGGGCTTTGGTGCAACGTCCCGAACGGAGCGTCGGCGGCGGCGGAAGGCGCGATCACGGCGGCGGTGACGGCGTTCAACGATCCCCTGGTGTTCAATATCCTGGCGATAAACGATCCGGATGGGGCCTGGATGACGGGCACGGGATCGACCGCCGCGCCAACCGGCACCGGGAATTGCGACGTCTACGTAAGTGCTGACGGCGTGCATCCGAACGACGCGGGTCACACATATCTCGCCGGCCGCCTCGCCGATGCGATGATGCGCCAGGTCTTCAACCAGTGACTGCCAGTCATTCCCCAAAAGTCGGAGCAAAAGCATGCCGTACGTCCATGGATTCCTATTCGCCGCAACCAACACCGACGCCGCATAAGTAAGCCGAGGTGACCGTCCCCGTCTCGACCATCGCGGAGCGCGTATTACGGCGGCTCAACGTCGCCGTGGTGCCGCTCGACGACAGGCCGACCCTGACCGAGATGGTGCCGGTCGCCACCATCGCCACGATGGCGCTCGTCGAACTGGGCGTCATCGCCTCGGATGAAACGCCGCTGGCCTCCGATCAGGCGCTGGCTCTCGACAAGGTGGCCAGCGTTCACGCCGCGCTCGATGCCCAGGCGCTGGTCTGGTGGGACGCCACCGCCGCGCCGCGCGCGTTCGTCGAGGAATACGTCAAACTGACCGCGGCGCAGATGGCCTCGTCCTTCGGCAAGACGGCCGATCCGTCCCTGGTGGCGTTGTTGGAGGGGCGCGTTCGCCGGGGCGCCATGGGCATCGCGTCGCACGACATCGCGGTCGAAGCGGTGATGGCTGTTCACACCGAGTTGGTGGGCAAGGGCATCGCGCGGTGGACGAGCATGGACATCCCGGAGATGGCGGCGCCGGCCTACGAGATGCTCGCGGCTTACAATCTGGCGCCGAAGTTTCCGCCGGCGGAGCAGAAGCCGGCCGATGTGGTGCAGGCCATGCGGACGCTGTTCACCATCACCGCGTTGCCGACGAGCGGCGAGCGGGTCGTGGCGGAGTACTTTTGAGCCATGGCCTATAAACTTAGATATTCTGACTATCCGGGCACTGACACCGGACCGCCCGATGGAGTCTCGGGTGGTAGTGTCGTCAACGTACTGGATCATGGCGCCAAGGGCGACGGCGTGACGGACGACGCGCTCGCGTTCGCATCCTGGTTGGCTGCCCTCGCCAACGGTGGCCACGGCGTGGTTCCGGCGGGCACATACAACATCGCTTCCGCGCTATCGCAAACCATCACGGGCAATATAGCACTCAGGGGTGCCGGAAGTGGCGTGACGATACTGGGTTTTCCGGGTGGCGGTGATGGTCTTACACTCACGCTGGGAGCAAGTGCCGTCGCTCATGTGTCCGGGTTTACGATGATCCGCGCGCCCGCTACCGGCGCTACTTATGGCAATACCGGCCTGACGCTGACCACGACGGACATAACTGTTGTCCGCCAGGGCATCTGCGAAATCGAGGACGTCGTTTTTGTCGGGGGGAGTTTCTACTGGGCGACGGGCATACATATTCACCTTCTTAACAATGTATCCGTCAACAACATCATGTATGTCGCGCCCAACGCGACGGGCGCGGGTATCGGAGAGGGTATTCGTATTGAGGGGCAAAGTGCTTCAGCATATTTAACGTCGGCGCGGTTTAGCAATATCCTGACGCAGGGCGGTGGCGTCGGCCTGCAGATCGGCGACTGGGTGCAAGGCGTTTATGTCATCGACAGTGACTTCATTGGCTGCGATTACGGGATCAGGTGGTCCGGTGTCGCCGGGGATGCCGATCTCTGGTTATCTGTCGCCAATACACATTTCAACGCGGGAACCCGTGGCTTATTCTCCGATATCGGTTTGTCCACGCAGGTTGTAAACACGTATACTCTGCATTTCCCCATACCATCGATCGACAACATATGGGCGGCGGTTGAGTTTCATAATCTGGGGCCGGGTATTATCAGCAACAACAGTATCTATTGCATCGGTTCGACATCCACGTCAGCGCAGGAGTATGCGATACTCCTGACGGGTGGTAATACGATAGACATCATCGGCAACTACATCCAGAACGCGAAGAATGCCGGGATTTATGTCAATACCACGACGTATACGCTGATCACCGGGAACATTGCCCAACTCCCCGCCGGGATACCGCTGGTGCAGTATGCCGCTGTTCAACCATCGAACAAGAGCTACGGGAACCTGTTCAACGGCGCGCTGACTTTCAGTGGGCCGTGGGTCAACGCGGTCAACGATGCCGCCGCCGCGACGGCGGGTGTGCCGATTGATGGCGTTTACCTCAACGGTAGCGCGATGATGGTGCGGGTGGCATGAGCGGCCCCCTCACCTTCCCCTCACAACCTGGAGCGGTGCCATGATCCGCATCTTTATACTGGCTGTTCTGTTGTTGCCTACGTCGGCGCTGGCGCAGGCTGTCACCTACGCCGACCGCTCGGGCACCATCACCGCCGGGGGCACCGCCCAGGTGGCCATACCGGCGTGGAGCGGCCGCCACGGCTGCATGATTCAGAACCAGTCGGCGGGCAGCCTGTGGGTGTCGGAGACGGCAGCGGCGGTCGCGGGGCCGCCGTCGATCCAGATCCCGGTCGGTCAGCAGTTTCTGTGCATGAGCCCGGCGTCCGGGCAGGCGTATTCGATCATCGGCGCGACCACGGCGCAGGCGTTCGTGGCGCGCGAGTGGTGAGGTGATAGGTCGGCGCTCACTGTTGCTCGCAGGGGCCGCGCTTCCCGCGTCGGTGTCGGCGTATGGCCAATGCGTTACCGATACGATGGTCGTGGATGCGTGCCTTGGCGGGGTGCGGCGCACCGTGCCGGCCGGCATGACTTTTGAGCGCAACTTCCTTACCGGCTCGCTTGGCGCGGGCGCGGTGTTCACGCGGGCGTCAACGGGTTGGTACACAAACGCCAGCGGCGTGCTGGTCAGTGCCGCGACCAACGCGCCGCGCTTCGATTACGATCCGGTGACGTTGCAAATCAAGGGGCTGTTGCTGGAGGATACCAGTACGAACCTGATTTTATTCAGCGGCGACCTGTCGGTTGGGTTTTGGACGACGACGAACAATGTCGTGGCTTTGCCGGTTGTCACCGGCAACAATGTCGCGTCACCGGACGGGACAATGACAGCCGCGCGCATCGTCTGGCCCGCCGTCTCGGGGGCCAGTGCGATCAGTAGCGTCCAGCAGCAATTTACCGCCACGGCGGTGCCTTACGCTTTCAGTATCCATATGAGGGGAAACGTGGGCGGCGAGCAGATTTATCTGTATGCGTCAACGGCGGGCACGACCTTTTATTCCGCGTCGCGCATTACTCTGACCACGGCATGGCAGCGGTTTACCTTCATCACGCCAGCACTTACGGCGGCATCCTGGACTCTGAACATTGGCACCGATCTTCGAGCCGGAGGGCAGACATCGACGCCCGCGCAAACTGTCTACGCGTGGGGCGGTCAGGCCGAGGTCATCGGCTATGCGACGAGCCATATCCCGACGACGGGAGCGGCGGTGACACGCGCGGCTGATGCGCTGTCATATCCGATCGCGTCGGTGACGGGGTTCAGTACGACGCAAGGCAGTCTGGCGCATGAGTATATCGTTGAAGGCTCAGCGGTTGACTTTGGCGCTGTCGCGCAGATGGTCGGCGCGAGTAACGGATCTGACTATATCAGCCTGGATGAGATGACCACCGTTGGCGAGACGACGACAGCGCCGGAACTGTCGATTGTCAGCGTGTCCGCTGGTGGGTCGGTTGTTGGCACGGGCTATTATACGCCAACACCCATACCGGCTGGTCTCGTGCATCGTGGCGCGGCGGCGTGGTTACAAGGCGGCGCGATCAATGGCGCGCATGATGGGGTCACCACGGTATCGAGTTCCGGGGCGATGACACCGATGCCTGTCATCTCCAGTCTGACCATCGCCGGGCCGAT